AAAGTCGATCTATATTGTAAGTGTCTTACTACAACCTGTCAACTAGTATATAGTCAAAATAGATAGTGGAAATAAAAAAGGCCCTCGTGTTGAGGGCCTAATATTTCTTTATACTTTAAACATGTCTGATTTCGACAAAACCTTCACTTTCATGAGGCATTTCAAAATCATTGATCATGCGTGATATGACTCCCCAAGGGATGTTTTTTCCAACACGTTGCGAAAGTCTACGCTTCAACTCATCAGTAGCCGGAGTAGGAAATACTACTGCAATATGCTCATAGTTCGGCAACATCTTGAACTTCTTACGACGACTGGCCTCGGTAGTGCTGGTTTGATCCCAAATAATATCGCGGCCCAGTTCCCTAGCAACTTCAACTTCTCTAGCCATAAGCTTAACTGCTCGAGGCATGAAAAAGTCAAAAACTTCACTATAGGTTTTACCTACTTCAGTGGCGTATTCATCAACCCATCGATCGGTACTGACAACGGCACAGTTAATTGCCCATGGCTGATGTTGAATCCACGTGCTTTTCCCTGAACCAGGCACGCCAATCAATTGATAACATTTAGGCATTTGGATTTCTCACTTTTGCAATCATTATACCCGTTTTTGTTTTATTTGTCAATTCACCATTGATTTTCATTGATTCTTTATCTTTGTATGGCAATTTCAATGCTTGCAAAAGTTTACGTTTTACTAGTCGATTAGGACATCTAAAAGCTTCAGTATCATCAAAGCCAAGTTCGATTCCTACTTCAGCTACTGCGCCACTACGAAAAATTCCTGCATGACAATGAACAATCACATTCATACGATTTTTACGTGCGTGTAGTAATAGTGCAGCAATATCTTCCGCCTGTTTATCAGTGATAGCAAACTCTCCAAGATCAGACATGGTACCATCACCCATATTAGTAAGTCCGTCATCTTCAATGTCAAGAAATTCAAATTGATGAACTTCCTTAAAATTGTATTTGGGCACTGGAAATCCCTCACCTTGATCCATGATTTGAATCAGCATTGCATTGGGACCAGGATCAAAATGATGGCCTGCCGCGATATCTAATTTACTTACATTTTGTATCCACATTTTATTATCTTTCATATAAGACAAAGGTCACACTGTGTGACCTTTGCCAATTTCAGCTTGAGAAATTAATCAACAATCATAACGAGGGTTCATTATGCATTTTTTCATCATGCCGAACGGAGTAAACTCCGCAGGATCAGCCTTCAACAAGCTGGTCATGATACTTGGACTGAAGCCACTTACCAACGCTGCACCACTCTTGTCACTCTTAACAGGGACGTTGTCCGAACTGTTAAGGTTCCAGAATACTACAGCAGGCATATCATAACCAGCTGCCGCATACTTGCGTTCAATCATCTGCATAGCACTGTCATCATGACGAACACACTGATTAAACTGCATGTCCGACAGAATCAACAACATCTTTGGCATATCGCTTTGAGGAACAACGTTCTTCACAGCGGTGCTTAGGATCTTGTCAAAAGCAGCATGTAGATTAGTACTCATGCCCCAAGAACTCTTGACCATTTGTTGAGCCTTCTGAACGATGTTGCCCTTGAGGGTCAACAATTCAGGACGCTCACTGAATGTCAAGAAAGTACCATTGAAGGCACCCTTGTTCTTATCAGCCAAGTACAATCCCAATGAGATTGAAACATCAATACAACGAACGTTTGTACCCTTGCCCGCTGGTGCAGTCATAGAGCCACTAACGTCAACGACGGGCATGATGTTAGCATCACCAACATAGTTAGGCAATGCATCCCACTGTGCTACGATATGATCCAGTTCAGTCTTATTGAAAGACGACAACCCACCATAAGTATCAATCACACCCTTAAGTACATCATGCGGGAAAATAGCTCCAGCATTGACCTTAACAGTAGGATCACCCTTAACCAACTTCTCTACATATTCTGCAAACTTTACAGAATGACGATTGAACGCCTTCTTGTAAATACGTGCAGCCTGTGAAGGAACATGGCTGAAGTTGATGTTATCCCAATCGTTGGCACACATTTGGGATTCAACAACAGAGGTCATACCTACCAGTGTCTTGCGATACTGCTTTGGGCTCATACCAAAGAACTGACGAATTTCGGCAGCAACTGGTCCCTTTCGAGGAGTCCACTTGGCCGCTAGACCATTACGTTCACGTAGCTTGTCACCCAATAGGGTATAAGCCTTTGCCTTCATATCCTTGGTCTTGAAGACAAACAAGTCATCAAAACGACCAAGGTCAGGTACACGATTCAACAGACGAACTGCTGACTCTGAATCGGTCTTTTCCAGATGAGTCATGATATCACGGAAAAGCTGACGCTCACCCGCTCCTTCACGGACATCACGTGCCCATAGCGCGATACGCAGGGCAAGATCACGGTCTTGCACATATGCAGCGATAAACGCTGGGATAATGTTCTTTCCGCGGCTTGCACCGATATTGTAGAATAGATCAACCAGTGCATTGCTGGTAGTCTTACGAGCCTTCATACCGTTAGTGGTACGTGCTTCTTGCTCTTGAATTGCGTTTACAAATGCGTTCATTTTTTGATTTCCTTTCTGAATGCGTTTTTTTCGATATACTTGAAAATTTAGGTTGCTGTTAGCATTCTAATATAAAAACAGGTTAGTTGTCTACTTTTTGATTTAAGAGAGAAATCGAAACTCTCCTCGATAGCCTTGAAGTTATCTCTAGCCATCAGTTCCATGTTTTGGAGTTTGCTGTACCTAACCTTGATGTTAAAATTATATCAACAATTTATGTTGATGTCAAGCGTTTTTTACTTCTTTTGATAAATTAATTGGCCTGAGTGCATCACGCCGCATAAGAACAACACGCGGAGAATTAGCCTTTTGAACAGGCAAATACTCCACATTATCAATGACACGAATATCTCGGGCATTAGGACAAATGAATTGTTCTTTTGTGACGATATTTTCAAATGTTTTTTGTTTCATGACATTGATTCCTCGAATATATTGGTGCGTGGAGTCGGACTCGAACCGACTGCCTACGGCTTATGAGGCCGTTGCCCATACCACTTGTGCTTCCCACGCATGCTTTTTTTCAAAACATAGGTGTATTCTAGCAGTGGTATGTATTTATGTCAAGTGTTTTATTTGCCAGCTAGTGGATTATCCAATGCCTTCTTAATTTTTTCATCAATTTCTCTGGACATTTTTCTAAGGTTTTGATCAGTTTCTTTATCTAATTTATTCATTTCTGATCTTACCGCTTTCATTTCTTGATCCGATTCACGCTGACTTTGTTTACTTGATCTTTCTACATTTTCTACCACACCCTCTAATCTACGTATATCGGCTTTCAAATCATTTTTAATTTCATTCGTATAATTTGTAGCTTCCATAACTGACGTTTTAGTATTCTCCATCTGTTTCTGTATAACACTTAAACGTTCATTGAGTTCACTAAGGTCTGGAGTAACATATTCAGCTATTTTTTGCTTCATTTCAACATAGTCTTTATATACTTCAAATACTCCATAAAGTCCGCCCAATATAGAACTTATAATAGTAAAAGCTATCATTAATTTAGCTGGTGTAAATTTATATCCACCTATAGTAATTACTGTGTCTTTGGCCGTCTCTAAATCGTCAACTTTTTTATCTAGGTCAACATTTTGGTCACTCATTTTCATCTCCCGTATTGTTGTTCAACTAATTCTTTGTGCAATCTATCACTTGATCCGTTAAGTAACCTCAACGTATTTCTATTATCAACAGTCTGTTGATTTCTATAAACTTCTCTAGGAGCGTAAAATTGAGCATCACGTAATTGCATACTTGTATATGTATTAAACCCAGAAGGTGCTCTGGATAATCCACTAAAACTCGCACCTTCACCTAAATCAGAAATTTGCGAGGTGATGTTTAGTGTATTTTCTGTTTTTTGTTCTGTTGTTCCAGTAGAAACATTTGATGAAGAATTGACCGACGATTGAGCAAGCGTGGTTGATCTACCGGTTGTAGGTCTTGTATCTTCGACATTCATGGCTATTTTATCTTGCGGCATCAAGTT